ACCAAATCACACTTGCTCTTCATTACTTCAACCAAGAGAAACCATCATAAATGTATAGTCAAGCAAAGCAAGACCAATTCATCATTCATATGATGGAAGGAAGAATCGGAACATATCTGGAAATTGGTGCATCACATCCAGTTTACATAAACAATACATACCTTCTGGAAGAGAATGGATGGACTGGTCTGTCAATAGACAATGACCCATCCAACATGGGAGAATGGTTGAAGTTTAGAAAGAATCCTTTGGTCATTGCAGATGCATTGACTTTTGATTATGAAGAACCAGACAGAATTGACTATCTACAACTTGACATTGAACCAACACATCAGACATTCAAATGTCTTCAAAGAATGATGCTCATGTCAACAAGATTCTCAATCATTACTTTTGAAACTGATTCCTATCTTGATGATTCATTTGTGGAGAAGTCAAGGAATCTGATTCAGTCACAAGGATACACACTTGCAGTACCAGATGTGCAATGTCCATTTGGAGCATTTGAAGACTGGTACATTGATGAAGCAGTGATTGATTCAAGACTATTAAACACATGGAAGATATGAGAGACAAGATTGTTGATGACATAATTGCAAAGTACAAAGAAAGGTCTCAAATAGGATTCAAGAAGTATGGAACGACACTGGAACAGAACAACCATGATGACTTCATCAACCATGCTCTTGAAGAAGCAATGGACTTGACTCTATATCTCATGAAATTAAAAAGCCAACTATATGATTTTAATCGCTGGAATGATAGAAGGATTGTCAACCAGAAGAGACAAGACAATCAAAATAAATCTGGGGACACAAGAGTTGACTCCAAATGAAGTTGCAGACTTATTCAAGTTCAATCAGTCATTCTGTTATGTGGCACTAAAGCAAGAACCATTCAGTCAGATGGAGACAGACATGATTGAATCTTTGAAGACAGAGTATGAGGACATCAAGACACCATCTCAAAGACTCCGAGCAATCATGTTCAGAAACTTTGAACAACAACCAAATGGATTCAAAGACTTCAATTCATACTATGTCTATACAATGGACAGATTGTGTGACCATTACAAAAGCAAACTACAATGAGAGGAAACTTGGTCAAGATTGATGAAGTGTGGATGGTTGCCTATCTGAATAATGAAGGATACCATCTTATCATGTTACATCCAGAGGATGCCAAATACATTTCAGAAGAGAGATATGTGGATGACATTGAATTCAAGATTGTGACTCATGAAAAGTTAACTGGTACAATTAGTTATGCAAAAATAATCATACAATGAAAAAAATCATCTTCATCTTGTTTCTGGCATCATGTCAACCAGTACAAGAACAACCAAAGCAACTTGTCAAGGGATATATTGTCAAGAAGGAAATCAGAAAGAATGTCAAAGGACAACCAATCTATGTGACAACCATCAACATGAATGGAAGTCTGATTGAATTCTATGGCATCAACTATTATCTCATGGAAGAAGGTGACACCATCCAAGTTGAACAAGGAGACACAAGTGAAATCACACACTAAAAAATATATGACCTTCTTCAAGTATGATGTCTCTGATTTCATCCCTTGTGAAGTATGTGGAACAATGGCAACAGACATTCATCACATACAAGCCAGAGGAATGGGAGGAAGCAAGGAGAAGGATGATATCCACAATCTAATGGCACTATGTCGGAAATGCCACATAGAGAAAGGAGACAAGAAGCAACACATGCAATTCTTAAAAGATGTGCATGAAATTTTCATAAAAATTAATCATTAAGCATCGTTAATACATCGTTTATGGCAAAGCAAGTACCAGCAAGAAATGGAGGAACATTGACCAGACCAGACAAAGGAGAAACAATGAATCCAAATGGACGTCCAAGAAAGTATGTGTCCGTTCTAAAGGAGCAAGGATACAATCTTTGGGAGATTAATGACACAATCCAGAACATGATGGCAATGGATGTGCAAGAGTTGAAGTCAGTCTTTGACAATCCCAAAGCAACCATACTGGAGAAGACAATTGCCAATGCAATGGTCAAGTCATTACAGAAAGGAAGTCTCTATTCTCTGGAGACATTGCTCACAAGAGTTTATGGCAAACCAAAGGAGACTGCTCAAGTCACCACAGACTCAAAGATTGAAGTTGTCTTTGTCAAAGGCAAAACCATCCTATGACAGAACTGCAAGTCCTTAAATCTCAATTCAACATTCATTGTGTATCTGGTGATGAAGATGTCATCATTGCATTCACTTATTCAAAGGAGATTGCTGAATACATCATTCAAGTTCTTGGTGGTCAGAAGTGGGACAAGACAACTTTGTTCTATTGGGAGGAGGTCAAACCAGTGGAAAGGATATCTGCTAACTGATTGAAAATCAATGGCTAAAAAAAAGTTTGAAAATACTTTGAAAATTGTTTTGCAGAATCAAATATCCTTTGTAGATTGCATCATCATTCAAACTTAAAATAACAAATCATGACACAACAAAACTGGTACACAATCACTTCAGCATCTGGAAATGAGACAACAATTCGCATCATTGCAAGTAACATGAAGGAAGCAATGAAAATTGCTAAAGAGAAGTATCGCACTCAAATCTACTTTGGGAAATTAAAAAGAGTGTATGATGGTGGAGTAAGAGGATAATCAAAGATAAAAATCTCACAGTATTCGTACAGAGTTGACAATCGGGAACAGACCGATACTTTTTCAAACTAATAAATCAAACAACATGACAACTTACTTCTGGAATCACGAATACAGACACTACATGAGAGATTTGAAACCATCAATCCAAAATCAAATCAAGAGAGCATTCAAGTCATTTGGTCTTGCATTGGATGGTCAATCAGACCTTCATCTTGAAATCATCCAAGAGCATACTGGAGAGTACATGATACAAGGAGAAACCATTCAAGACATGGAAGCAAGAATGAAAGCAAACTATATCTGCTAATCACACACATTTGATTCTACACATCAACCACCATCTTGGTGGTTTTTTTGTATCTTTAACTCATGACAATTGAGTTGCCACAACCACATGAGAATCAGCAATTGATTCTTGACTCTGATGCAAGATTCAGAGTGGTGATGTGTGGAAGGAGATTTGGCAAGTCTGAACTTTCCCAAGTGGAGATGATATCTTCTGCATTGCAAGGGATGTCTGTTGCTTACATAACACCGACATACAACTTGGCAAGGACATTCTTTGACAAGTTGATAAAGGTCATTCCCTTTGAGAATAACAAGTCAGAGTTGATGATAAGATTCCCAAATGATGGGAGCATTCAATTCTTCACTGGAGAAAGACTTGACAACTTGAGAGGTCGGAAATTTCATCTGGTTGTTGTGGATGAAGCATCATTCATTCCCAATCTGGAAGATGGATGGAAGAATTCAATCAGACCTACCTTGACAGATTACAAAGGGAAAGCACTCTTCTTGTCAACTCCAAAAGGAAAGAACTATTTCTATTCTCTATTCATGAAAGGTGGTGAAGCAGACTGGCAATCATTCAAGTTCACCACTTATGACAATCCCTACATTGACAAGAACGAAGTTGATGATGCAAGGAATCAATTACCTTCAGCAGTCTTTGAGCAAGAGTACATGGCAAATGCTATGGAGAATGCTGCAAATCCATTTGGAAGCAACCACATTCAAGACTGCATCAAACCATTGTCACCATTTCCAGTTCAGTTCTATGGCATTGATTTGGCAAAGTCCTTTGACTGGTCTGTCATCATTGGTCTGGATGAACATGGAGATGTTGCCTACTTTAATAGATTTCAGAAAGATTGGAAGCATACCAGAGAAGAAATTCTGACCATAGATAGAACAAAGCCAGTGATGATTGACTCCACTGGAGTTGGGGATGCTATTACTGAAGACCTTCAGAGCCAATTCTCACACATGACTGGATTCAAGTATACATCCACAAGCAAACAACAATTAATGGAGAATTTGGCATCTGTAATCCACAAGAAGGACATTGGATTCCCACATGGTATAATCAAAGAAGAATTGGATGTCTTTGAATACCAGTTCACTTCCAATGGTGTGAAGTACAATGCTCCATCTGGATTCCATGATGATTGTGTCAATGCTCTTGCTTTGGCTAACAGATGCAGACAAGTCCACAAGATGACTGGTCAGTATTATTTCATATAATTATTCCAAAAAAAACCACTATACAATATGAAGTTGACAATCAGAAAATTCCAAGAGTTGTATTCAATCAGTCAGATTGAGACTGATGAATTGTCAAAGTCATGTCTTCTTGTGCAATGTCTGACTGGAAAGTCAGAAGAAGAAGTCAATGCAATGAGTCTGTCAAAGTACAATAAACTATGTACCAAGATAAACAACTCCTTTGAATCTTTACATGCACAAAACAACAAGAGAAAACCAAGACAATTCATCTGGATAAACAGAAGACCATTCATGTTGAACTATGACCTTGCAAAGCCACCAATGAATTCTGGGAGATATGTGGAGATTGCTACCTATTCAGAAGACATCATTGGAAACTTGCACAGAATCATGGCAACAATGTGTACACCATTGAAGTTGACATGGAAAGGATTCAAGCAAGTGAAGTTGGAATCTTCAGCACATGAGAAATTGTCACAAGAACTTTTGGAGATGGACTTTTATGATGCTTATCATTCAGCAGTTTTTTTTTGGGCAGTTTTCAGCAAATCAATTCAGAATTTCAATATCTATTTCAAGTCAATAACGGATGGTCAAGTGGTGATGGAGGAGGTCTTGAAGAATTTGGAAAGTCATATGGATGGTTGTTCAATGCCAAACTGGTTTCTGACTTTGAAGGAATCTGCATAGATGCAGTCTGGGAATTACCAGTGTACCAGTTCTTGAATGATTTGTCATACTTGAAGATGAAGAGAGAGATTGACAATGAGCAACAACAAAAAATCATGAACAAAAACAAATTGAATGGCAGATAATCAAACGGCAAGACAGAAGTTGCTATTGACAGATGGATTCCTTGATGACCAGAAAGCAGAAAGTCTTCAGAAGGTCTTGGAAGATGGAATCAATGATGTGATGTTGAAGTCTGCAAAGAAGTTTGTTGATGTATGGAAGAGAGTGGTGAAGGAGAAGAAGATTGTTGCATCTGGGAACATAGAATCCAATCTTGTGATTTTGCCACCAGAGAATGAGAATGGTGTGACAACTCTTGAGATTGAGTTGCCATATTATGCTAAATTTCAAGACAGAGGTGTGAAGGGATTGAAGAAAGACCCAACAAACAATTCACCATACTTCTTCAAGACATGGGGAATGAGCAAAGAAGGTCAAGATTCTGTCAGAGAATGGTTGGAAACTGCAAAAGGGAAAGTCTCTTCAAGTGATGCTCAAAAGAGTCAGTTTGGAAGTGAGACCAAGTTCAAGAAGATTGCAGACAGAGATTCAACTTTGAGACAAGCCATTGCTGGAATAAAAGCAGGAGGAATCAAGACAAGGAACTTCATTGACCCAATTGTTGAAGAAGCATTTGGTGAAATAGGGAAGGATGTTGCAGTTATCTATGGTGAAAAAGTATTAATTCAAATTTTCAGAAAATGAGTATAACATCACTTATCAATCCATCTGGAGAGATATCAGTTCAAGATGCATTGTGGTCAATTGCAACATCAAACAATTCTGGTCAGACAGACTTCAAATATGTCTTTGATGTATTTGTTAATGGTGTGCAATTAGTGAGGACAAAGATATTCCCAGAACCAACAAATGGCAAAGGATACTTTGATGCAAGTCAAGTGGTCAGAAATGAAATCACATTTGACTGGTTCACACCAGTATCAACCACTCAACCAGAATGTCTTCTTGCACAACCATCACCATCTGGAGAAGTTGCAGTGACATACAACATCAGAGTTGGAGAAGATTATTCTGGACTCACTACATTGAACATGGCAAGTGGGAACATAACTGCATACAATTGGACTCCATCACTATTCAAGAGAAGACAACTCACAACATCTGGATTTGATTTCAAATACTTGACAAACAGACCGAAGTCATGCAAGGCAAAGTTGACTGACAAAGTTCTTGTACCATTCAAGGGAATTGCTGGTCAGACTTATGTCATCAGATTCAGAGCATACAACCAAAGCAATGCATTAATTAATACTTATTCAACTACAACCAATCTGGTAATGACATCCAGTAACAGATGGATGCAACTTGACATCGGAGCAGAAGCAATGAACAATTCACATGGAACAAATGTCTTGACAAGTTCTGTCAAGTATTATGATGTCTACTTTGTGAATGGTGGGACAGAATCAGAAGCATTCAGAGTTTATCTTGACTGCAATCCACTTTATGAGACAATCAATCTTCACTTCATCAATCAGTATGGAATGTATGACACTGCAAGATTTGGTCTTGCATCCAGATTGACCATGAATGTGGAGAAGAAGGACTTCACAAAAAGAGAGTATTCTTTTGGAGCATCTTCTGTCAATTACTATGATGCAAACAAGGTGTATGGTGAATCAGTCATTAACTATGGAAGCAAAGCAAACTGGAACTACAAGTTAACAATGGACTTTCCAACAGATGAAGAATACATCTGGATGTCTGAATTGATTGTCTCTCCACAAATCTATGCAGAAATAGATGGAGACTTTTATCCAGTGAGCATCAGACAGAACAATTTTGAATATTCAAAATATCAGAATAACAGATTGAGACAATTGGAAATTGAAATTGAAATGAACCAACAAAGAAACGGATTCAGAAGATGACAAGACTATTCATAGAAGACCAAGAACTGGACATCACCAAAGACTTCAG